GAGATAACTACGCTGCATGAGTTGGAGCACTCCATGGATGTCAAAGGGGGCGACATATTAGGTAGGCCAGAAATTGGTACGATGGATAACAACTATCGGGCGTATCACTTACTTGGAAAAGATTGGACACCTATCCGCGACACTGTAAAAAACATGGTAGACAACAAAGAAAAGCTTGAGCAGTTTTTCGGTAGACCGATAGATGACGCTTATTTCAGAAAAGGTTCTTACAATAATTTAAAGAAGTCAAATGACACTGAAGCTTTGTTCTCGGAACAGTTAGCTACTTTGTCTGCACTGGAGCAAGCCACAGGTAAGTTCTTGACGCACGACCCAGAGATGCGTAAATTGTTTCCAAATTACCAAATGATGGCTGTCTATGACGCGTTGACAGGACCACGTCAGACACGGATGGATGCAAGAGACTTGCCTCCGCATTTACCTGTTCCTTCATATACGTATTCCAAAAACCCTATTGAACGATTTCTTATAAAGTCAATGACGGGTGAAAACGAATATGGCACACCACGCCAACCTATTCCAATCAAACGCGCTGACGGTTCTCCAATGGATGGGGAAATCGCCACTGGTGGAATTACTGATGACACACGGGCCACGTTTGCCCGTAGTGTTTCAGCACGTGATGCATTAAATGCAATCAAAGATGTAGGAATGGATGTTGGTCGTGGCACCATAAGCAACGCTGAATCTCTTCTGCGTGGAGCGGTGTCTCAAGTTCCCGGTATTGTTGGGGACTTAGAAAAAGGCGGACGTCAACTGCTGAATTTTTCATTTGGCCCCGGTGGTGTAAAAGTACCTGAATCAACATACGCACCGACCAGTGAGGAGATTCGCAAGGCTACTCCCCGTTTGACCGCTGCCCGCAGGGAGAGCGAAGGCATGGAAACTATGGGAGAACTGATGGCTCCCGGATTAGGCAAGGCAGCACTTCCTGTCGCTAAGGCTGTTGGTAAGGAAGCGGGTAAGCAAATACTGCGTGGTATGGAAGGCGAGGGCCCTTTAGCCGCTGTCAGTCCTCCGGTTATGTATGCTGTCAAACCACGTGGCGGTATGTTTGTAGGACAGACTGAACGTCAACCGGTCATGGACCCGTTCCACAACGTGCATCCACCCGCAGGGATGGATAACGTGTTTGGTATTACCGGCACCGGTCCTCGTCCTATTAAAGAAGTTTTTACAGACGATGTAACAAAATACATTAGAGGCCAGCTTGGTACACACAACACGGACCTCAATAACTGGCTAGAAAGCAAACTAGGCAGATACATGCGCACGGAAATGGCGACTGAGGCTGATCCATTTGTTCGGGCAACGGATCAAGGTAAGAAACTTCATTTGCATCAAGACATTGATACGGTTGAAGAGCCGTATAACATGTTGGGATATGTAAGGTATCAAGAAGGTTTGCCAAAAGAAGGTTTTGCAAAAACACCTTTAGGTAAAAAAGTGGAAGCCCAAATAGATTCCTCTATCCACCCAATACCATTGGAAGATTTATTACCGGAGAATTTACATCCATCCATGCGAGGTCTCATGCAGACTGACCCACAAAAGAGGGCATATGAACTCTCTACTAGGTTGAGTGACAGAATGCAGCTTGAGAACCTTACCCAAGGCATGTATGAAATGCTCTCTAATACAAAACTTTTAAAGTATGGAACAGAAGGAACACCTATTCCAGAGGAATATATACTGACACCAGAGAAGTTAAAAGGCTTGTCTCCTGTTCAGGCTTCTGAAAAAGTAGCTTTATTTAACAAATGGAAAGAGGGAGTAATCCAAGAGCAAGCTGCTGACTACTTAAGCAAGTACGGTCCAGTTAGCAAGAAATACGATAATGGTCGTAAATGGGTCAGCATGGATGACTTAGCAGGCGAGCCACAACAACAAGAGTTGGTCAAGCAGGCAGGATGTCTAGGCGGCTGGTGTACAAAAGATGAAGATGCCGCTTTACGCTATGGCAGTGGAAACCAGCGCTTGAGTATTTTGTTTGACGAAAAAGGTCTACCACGCGCTCAGTTGACGGTGAAAAACAATCCAGCAAGCGTAGATGACTTTATTAATCAAATGGATGATGTTGAGTATTCGGAACTTGTAAAGACGTACCAAAACCCCAATGGGGACCTTAGCTTTGCCATGGTCTCACAGTCCCCTGAGTATTTGGGATGGGCTAGAAACCAAGACAGTCAAACAATTTCTGAAATCAAAGCATTTGATAATGTGTCTAATATTGCAGAGACCGCCAAGAGCAAGCCATACCTAAAAGAAATCCAAGACTTTGTCAGAAGCAAGGATTGGGAGAATGTTGCCAACCTATCAGGTATTGACATGCGTGATTTAGCGTCTGTTGCTTCTTGGCCAGTGGACAAAGTTCCTTTTGCTAGAAATCCCGGGTTTTTAGACACTGTGAAGAGACTCAACGGAGGCTCTTTGTATGTGCCCACCAACGAAATAGATACACTCTTGGATAAAGCAGTGAAAGAAACGAAAATCCTACCGCGTGCCACTGGTGGTATGGTAGAGCGCCAGCCTAGCACTGCCCGATATATTTAAGGAACACACATGGCTATTGAACGAAACAACGACTTGCCTGCGGGCGAACTGAGCGTAGAACTAGAAACAGACGCTCCGATGCCTGATATCGAAGTAGAAATCGATGAAGAAGGCGGTGCAACCGTTGAAATAGGCGAGAAAGAGGACGACAAAGTCCCGTTTGATAGCAATCTTGCCGAAGTTATTGACCCATCAGTCCTGCAAAACATGTCTAGCGACCTTATGTCGCTGTTTGATGCTGATAAATCATCAAGAAAAGAGTGGGAAGAGCAGTACGGTAAGGGCTTGAAGCTCTTAGGCTTTACTTTTGAGGAGCGCACCAAGCCATTTAAGGGCGCTTGCGGTGTGTCTCACCCACTTTTGACTGAATCTATCGTTCAATTTCAGTCCACAGCACTCAAAGAATTGATGCCAGCCGAAGGACCAGTGCGCACACAGGTCTTGGGCAAGGAAACACGCGAAAAATTAGCGCAAGCAGAGCGCGTTCGCAACTTTATGAACTACCAAATCACTACGGTGATGGAAGAGTACACCCCTGAGTTTGACCAGATGCTGTTTTATGTTGGTTACGGCGGCTCTGCATTCAAGAAAATCTATTACGACGAGAACAAAGGCCGCATGGTCAGCCAATTAGTGCTGCCAGACGACCTCTATATCCCGTATAACGGCTCTTCCGTGATGAGTGAGTGCTCACGTATCACTCACCGCGTCTACATGTCCACCAACGACTACCAAAAGGCGGTAGTTCGCGGCCAATATTTAGATACTGCCTTGCCAACCACCTCTGGTGAAGCTGGACAGAGCATTATCAAGAAGGAAGTGGACCGCACAGTGGGCGTTCAGCCCAATTCAACAGAAGAAGAGATGACTTTGTTGGAGTTCCAAGTTGATTTGGACTTGGAAGGCTTTGAGCACAAGGATGAAAAGGGCAAAGAGACCGGTATTGCTCTGCCCTACATCGTCACAGTCGATGAAACCACCAATGACGTGGTCGGTGTGCGTCGTAACTGGGCAGAAGGCGATGAGTTGTATCGTCGCAAGCAGTACTACATCCATTACTTGCTCGTACAGGGCCCCGGTGCTTATGGTTTAGGCTTCTTACACCTTGTCGGTGGCCTAACAAAGACAGCTACCTCTTCTTTGCAGCAGTTGATTGACTCTGGCACGCTATCTAACTTGCCAGCGGGCTTTAAAGCCAAGGGCGCACGTATCATGAACGATGACGTGCCGTTATCTCCCGGTGAATGGCGCGATATTGACGTGGGCGGAGCGGATCTACAAGCCTCTATCTTGCCTTTGCCATACAAAGAGCCAAGCCAGACGTTATTTGCACTTATGGGTGCCTGTGTGGACTCTGGCAGACGCTTGGCCAGCATCACAGACATGCAAGTGGGCGACAGCAACCAAAATGCCGCCGTTGGAACGACGATTGCACTGCTTGAGAAGGGCAGCGCGGTCATGTCTTCTATCCACAAGCGCATGCACTACAGCCAGAAGTTGGAATTCCAACTTTTAGCCAAAGGTTTTGGCGAATTCTTGCCTGACCAGTATCCGTATGACGTCCCCGGCGAGAGCCGCGTCATTAAGAAGAAGGACTTTGACAGCCGCGTCGATGTTCTGCCTGTTTCTGACCCCAACATCTTCTCTGTGGCCCAGCGCATCACCATGGCGCAGACACAGTTGCAGTTGGCGCAAAGCGCACCTCAGATGCACAACATGTATGAGGCCTATCGCCGCATGTATGAAGCGATTGGTGTGCGCGACATTGATGATTTGCTCAACAGCACCAACGTGGACAAACCAAAGGACCCTGCAAGCGAAAACGCACAGGTTCTGGACGGCGTGGCGCTCAAGGCGTTTGCTGGCCAACAGCACGATGCACACATCATGGCGCATTTGATGATGGGCCTATCGCCTTTGGTTCAATCATTGCCAAATACTGCTGTCAATCTGCAAAAACACATTTTCGAGCATTTGAAACTCAAGGCAGAAGAAGATGTGGAAGCCGAATTGTTCAAACAATACGGTACCGACCCAGATCGCATCATTTCTGCGCTACAGCGCGAAGCTATGGTCGCTGTTAAGACTGCGCAGTTCTTCCAAGAAGTCAAGCAACAGCAGACTCAGTTGATGGGCAACCAAGAGGACCCATTAGTTGGTTTAAAGAAGCA